GTACGTTACTGGCATTTTAGAACCTCACTCTTAATTCATGTTCAAACTCGTATGTGTTAACGATGAACGCAGCAGAATTACTGGTCATGGTTAACCCTAAATACTTACCGTACTGCTCAGCATCTGACTTGTACAGATAATATCCCGTTTGCGTAGTCCAAATTATCGTTGCACCTGAACTATTTGTCCAACCTATAAACGAACCCAGATTGTTTGTCCAGCTGATTTCGTTAGACAATGTGTAAGACGGACTAGACCCATTTTCTGAGTCCACTGTGACATTGAAAATACCACCTGTTGACACCGTTGCCTCAACCGCAAATTTCAATGCTTGCTTGGTGCGGATAGGGTCCCCCATGTCTTGCAAAGCAGTCTGGATATAACTGCTAATAGCACTTGTACTGTCTTTGTACAGTTGTTTTAATACTTTATTATTATCTGTACCGTACAAATTGACAATGCCACCATAAGGCACAGAAGTCACATATTGAATTGTGCCTTGGCTGGTGATAAACCATTTCTTCTCAAAGAACACAGCTTGTATGTACCTTGATCCACCAGGGCCAATGGGAAAAGAACTGTTCACATAGAAGTTGAACACCGCACACAAGATGTTGTTGAGCAGTGCTTGACCAGCCGTCACAGGCTTGCTGAAGTCTATGTAAGGGAAAATACCATCTAACGGGTCTGAAATCTTGGTTGTTGTAGAACCGACAAGGGCATAAATACCATAGTCGTTCATGAACAAAACAGACCTGAAATACGGAAAAACCGCATAAATCCGCTTAGTACCAATAGATGCTGACACGTTGGTGTTGGTGAACACCGTGGCCCCCGTAGCGGTCACCTGAAGGTCAGAAAACACGTTGATACTGTCATCACCAAACACATACAAGAAGTTATTGGCTGACAACAAGCCTTGAATGTTGCCGTGTAGCGTACTGTCCGTGATGTTGAAAGCCACAGCAGATACAGACGTGAAATCTGTGGGACTTGTAGAGGCAGATGCGTACACTGTTCTTCCAGCTGCCACCCAAACACGACCACTAAATGTGGCTACATCCACAATTTTGTTGGTGTTTATGGTTGCGCTGATGTTTGCGCCTGATCCAGTGCCACCAGAAATGCTCACGGCTGGCGGTGAAGTGTATCCAGAACCAGGATTGTTCATCACCACTTCTGTGACCACGTTACCGCTGATAATGGCAGTTGCATTTGCATTTGCACCGCCTCCACCAGTAATCGTGACCGCCAAATTACCATATTGACCGTATCCTGTGCCCCCATTATTGACTTGGATGGACACTGTACCCGTGGCAAAAGTCACAAGTTGAGCGATGGCATTGGCATTTGTGCCTCCACCACCAGAGATGGTCACCGTAGGCTGAGTTGTGTACCCGCTACCCGCATTTGTGAGGGTAATAGAGTTAACAATACCTGTGGATAAAGTTGCATTGGCAGTTGCACTAGAACCACCACCCCCAGAAATGGTCACAGACGGGGGGTTGAGATAACCTGATCCTGGTTGAACCACAGAAATGGCAACCACATTGCCACCAGAAATGGTAGCTGAACCCACTGCCGTATTGCCACCCACAACGTCAGGTGTGCTGATAATTACTTTAGGAACAGACGTATAGCCTGACCCCGTATTAGTCATCTGAATGCTTAAAACACCGCCAGAACCAGACGTGATACTGGCTACAGCTGTTGCTTGCACCCCGTTTGCATTGTTGGGCGTAGAAATGGTAACGCTAGGAGCAGATGTGTAGTTGATACCAGGATTGGTGATGGCAATCAAACCAACAGAACCCACAGGAATCAAACTTGTGCCATTCCAATCAAATAAACCCTTGTCTGGGTCACCGATGAAAAGGTCAGTGTTCTGGTATTGGGCAGCAGAAACATTGGCGTTAGAGAGCGTTCCAGAGCTTGCAATGGTGACCATCGCATTGCCTTGCAAGTCATAACCTTGTGCGCTGCCGTCTGACTCAAAAGCAACGACATAATCATCGTTGATGTTGGCAGAATAAAGGGCTGTGACGTTACTGGTGAACACCACGCTATTGCCAGCGTTGCTGACGTTAGAACTGGTGGGAATGATACGCATATTGCCAGCCCCAATAGGCATGGCATTTTCTATCCAGTAAAACTCATCTTTATCAATAGCAGTTCTGTTGGCTTTGGTGTCAAGCCCTTTGAATTGCTTAATGACCGCATAAGATTTCTTTTGTTCTGCGGAGGCCATGTTTAACCTCCAGAACTATAAGGATCAGGAATTCTTCTCGTGAACACGCTGTTAAGCACGTTCAAAATGTGTTTATCGTATTGTTGCTTGAAGATTTCAGACTCACCGTAAGATTGTTCGTAAAACTTGGCCTTGTAAGCTGCGTAGTATTGCACAGCCGTTGAATACGGATCAATGATGGTGTCAGTCACATTTGGATTGGTCAACACCAACGGACTAGGCAAAATGTTGGTGTCTACTTCAATGTAGTATTGCTGATCTGGTATGGGTGCGATGTAAATTTGTTGTTGTCCGTACACTGAAAAGCATATGGGTCTACCCACATAATTTTGCCAGTACCGCAACTGCGCTGTGAAATTAGACCAGGGCAAATAGCGAAGAGGTATCCGAGAATTGCCCCAGTAAAGGTTAATGTTGACAATATCGTATACATTTAACTGTTGAGGTAATGAGTTAAAGTTGATTATTTCAGCGGGACCTACATACTGCAACATGGCTGTGCCATCTGCAAAAGGCGTAGTAGGTGGGAAAGGATTGGTTCCCGTGGGATATGCGGGCGCTGAACTTCCAGATGTGCCACTCTGTGTGTACACATAGGTGTAAATGTTAGAAAACACATACTGACCAGCGGTAACAGCTGTGTTGCCTTGCCATAACGTGGGAGAAACACCAGCGCTAGTGCTTGTGTTGTACGCTAGGGGGGCAGTTGTAGTTTGAAGGTTTCTTAGGCAACCAGTGTCTCGGACGGTTCTTTCCCTGGCCTCGTTGATGTACGTTGTTAACTGGCTTTGCGTCCAGAAAACATTGTTAACATCATGCAACAGGTTCTCAACTTGAGACAGGTAATCATTGAGGGTTGCCATTCGAGGTCCATGGTTAAGCTACCCGCTTAATAGAGGACTTTCCCCCAGCGGATTTGTTGATCCGCAAGGGTATTGCTCCTACAGCCGAGGGTAACGAGCTGTTTTGTACTGGCGGTTCGTTTGTTATGACGAACTGCTCTAAGATTTTAAGTCCTTCTTCCAGTTCGCTGTGGAGTTTTATCCATCCATGGCGAACCAGCACAAATTCTTTGTCTTCACAGCCATATCCAAAAAGCTGACGAGCAGCACCTTCTGGAATTTCTACTGTGACGTTTTTTTCAAAGTTATAGAGAACACCATCCCAACCAATGGTCAGGGGGGTGTCTCCATAATTGGTTACAAATACATTCATTTAGAACGTCACAACGTCACCGTATACCTGGAAGGATACAGTGTTTGCATTGCCAGAAGGTACATTCACATTCACATAAAGTGCCTGTGTTTTGTTTCCAGTAATCGCTGTTGTTGTCGAATAAGGTGTTGCTACTGTCAAGTCTTGGTATAAACCAACGGCTGAAAGGTTACTCAAAGCCACGTTGGCAACAACTGCATTACTAGCGTTGCCATCGTTGCTGGTTGTAATGCTCACATAAGCAGAAGCAACAGTACCAGAAGGATTGTTAGCCGTAACTCTACGGATAATAACCGAACCAGAACCTGTGATGTTTCCTGAATTTGTAAGACCACCAGTCAAAATTGGAATGCTGACAACAGCGTTACCCGCTGTTGCCATAGACACAACTTGAGCAGAACCAATGCGACCGTTCCCAAAGGAATCCAGGTAATACTGACCAACTGAATCGGGACTAGCCATGGTTCACTCCTTATGATGCGTTGTAAGTGCCAGACACACTCTGTCCACCGTCAACAGTCAACAAAGTAACTGTAGCGTTGGTAACAGAAGAGTTAGCAAACACGTTAACACCGTCAGAGAAAATCATGCCACCAGTGTTGTTAGCCAACACGGTAGATACCGCAGTGATGTTACCGTTTGTGTTAACTGCTGATGTGGCCTGGATGGTCACGTTGGCAGTGGGAAACACAATGTAAACACCAGCGGGAATGACGTTACCAACTGTTGTTGCGGGTGTCGTAGTGAGCTGAAAATACGCACCTGGCGTATTGGCAACTGCACTGGCAAGGATAATTTTATTAAGAGCTAATGCCATTTCAAATTCTCCTTATAGTGACAAGTAGTTGTAGCCAGTGATCTTAGACATTGCCTTGGGCTTGACAGACACCAATTCAGCAATCATAAGAACAGCACCGACATAACCGATTTGCCAGTTGGGAAGAGTGGACTCAAACCCTGTAAACACAAATGAACCTTGCTCGTGGATATACAAGCTCAAGTAGTTGGTGTTCAGGAAGTACACTGTACCTTCTGGGCAATATGGATCGGGATAGATTGGCACACCAGCAACCATCAAAGCTCTGAATGCAGCTTGAGGGCCGTTGTTGTCACCGTCAAAGCCTGATCCAGGTGTGATGACGTATTGCTCTTGACCAACAAAGTCTTGAGCCAACAAAGTCCAAGTACCAAATCCGCAAACACCGAATGAGGGCATTTCTGCACCTTTTTTCACTGTTCCAGAGATGTATTGGAGAATGTTTTGTCTTGTGGGGTTTACGTTACCAGCGTTGTAAACCTTGGACTGCCACCATGTGTAGGTGGAACGGTTGATGTTACCGTAAGTCGTTTGGTAAGCAGCACCACCAGTACCATCATCCACAGCAGCGGGCAAACCGATGAACTGTTGATTGTTTGTGGTGTTGTTGTACAAAGCTGTTGCCATCGCATCCATCATCACGTTGGTCGCATCGTTCATACGAGCTTCGATCAAAGGAATGATAGCAGCGTCTTGTTGAGCCACACCTTCCATACCGAGGAACGGTACGGGAGAGATCATCAACTTGAGGTCGTACTCGGCATTGTAAGCACCTTGTTGGACTGACGGCTGGGCAAAAGAGCCAGAGTAGTCAGACCATTGAGCGTTCACAAATTGTGCGCCTTGGACGGGAACGGTTACAGAAGATACACCACCGCTGGCTTGTTGACTGTTAGCAATCAACGCTGCCATGAGAGGCGTAGAGTTATACAGTT